AAAAGCACAAAAATTAACAGATTGGTTTGAAACTCAATTTGATTTTCAGGATATTAGAATGTCATGGAATCATTTGATGTTTATGAAGATTTTTGAGAAAGAGCAAATCAACAATCAAAAGTTAAAAGCTAGTGCATTGTTAGAATTAATGAAAGCAGGAGTTAAATTAGAAGAAATCAATACAATGTTAGAAACTAATTTTTCATCCCTTGATTATGAAGGTTTAAAAAAAATACCTAGTAATAATAATATTTAATTATCTTTGTCCTATGGGAACGAAATTAACACGTCAGGAAATTGAGAAAATACAGCAAAAGCAAGAGGCTTTGAAGATGCAAAAGGCAAAAGAAAGCCAATTGAAAAACGGTAAAGAAATAAAAAAATGATAAATTGCAACGAACTTAATAAAAACTTTGAAACAAAAGAATTGTTATTTGCCGAATTAAAAGCAAATAAGGAATTAATTTTGGCAGAAAAGAAATCGCAAATTCAAAAGTCGTGCGATAAAGGCAATACGTTAATTTCAAAATCAATCACAATTGCTAAAGGTTTGGAACAAATTAAAGATTTTGAGGTAGATGATAATTTTTACTACGTTGCTGTAAATTCTACTAATATTTTAGACAGTCATAAAGATTTGCACCTGAAAGGAATTTGGAATAAAACGGTAAAAGAGCAACAAGGAAAGAATTATTTAGTTGCTGATCATGAATTAAAACTGTTATCTACTATTGCAAATAAAGAAGATATTGAAATGTTTACTCAAATGTTGCCGTTTTCTGCAATCGGAAAAACTTACAAAGGCGAAACTGAAGTTTTGATTTATAAAATCGCAAAAGCAAAGGTTCGACAATCTTACAAAGAATTTTTAGAAGGCAATATTGAAGCATCAGTAAGAATGCAATACGTTAATATAGGTTTGGCAATGAAAAGCACTGCAAAAGGAGATGAAGCCGAATTAAAAGCGTATTTAGACAATATTGATTTGATTGCAAATAAAGAAGATTTTGAAGATGAAATATTGTATTTTTTTACGGTATCAGAAGCAAAAAACGTTCGTGAATCTAGTTTAGTTTTATTTGGAAGCAACGACAGCACAGGAATGATTCAAGCCGCAAAAGCACTTGAAAAAACAATAGAGCCGATTATTATAATTACTCAAAAAACCAAAAGAAGGTATTAATCAAACACACGTAAAAAAATGAAATTTACTTACAAATCGGCAGAAGAAGTCGACAAAATGGAAAGTGCAGAATTTGCATTATACCAAACCGCAATGAAAGTACACGAGCAAGAATTGCAAAAAGTAGCTATTGATTTAGCACTAGAGCCAATCAAAGAATCATTAAAAGATTCTCAAGAAACAATTAAGCAATTGCAAGAAAAGGCGGATGCCGTTATTTTAACAGCGTTTGAAACTTTGTCAAAGGAATTAAAAGACAACAAAGATGCGTTGGTTAAAATTGGTAAAGGCGGTCAAGGATCAGTTGAATTAAAAGCACTTTCAAACAGAGCGTCAATTGACCCGAACCTAAATTATTTGGCATTGAACGAAATTACTCAATTAGGAGTAAAAAGAAGAAGCCTTTATGACGTTTTGCCAAAAGTTCAGGTAGGAATTGGAAACCACAATGGTGTAATTAAATACCGAGATTGGGACGAAGCAACAACAGTAAGAGCCGCAGCAAGTGTTGCAGAAGGCGCAGCATTTCCAGAAAGTACTGCAAAATACAAAGACTACACCGCGACTCTTCAAAAAATTGGCGATACTTTGCCCGTAACAGAGGAGTTCTTTGAAGATGAAGTACAAGCAGCAGGCGAGTTGAGATTATTTTTAGAAACAAACGTAAACACTGTAATTGATAACCAATTAATTAACGGACCTGGAACAGGCGTAACTCTTTTAGGATTGGTTGCAACTGTGCCAGCATTTGTGCCAGCAGCAAGCGGAATCCCAGGAGCAAACATTTACGATTTGGTTAAGAAAGTAAGAACTGCAATTGTTTTTAATAGAGGTTCTAAATATTCTCCAGATATGGTTTTGATGAATGCAAACACTTTAGACCGTTTGCAATTAGACAAAGACTTGAATAATAACTATACTTTTAAAGATGTAGAAAATGTTGGTGCATTGGTTATTATCGAAGATAACAACATGCCTGACAACGTTTTAATAGTTGGAGACAGACGTTATGCAAGAATCTATGAAATGGGCGGGGTTACAATTTCAGAAGGAATGACAGGAAATCAATTTGTAGAAGATGAAATGACGTTAAAAGCTAGAAAAAGAATGCTTTTATTGGTTAAAAATGGCGACCGTTCAGGATTCTTGAAAGTTACCAACATCACGACTGCATTAGCAACATTAGCAACGTAAGAATATGAAAGCAAATCACGTAGAAGTAGTTTTTACAGAAGATTGTGAGATTTTCAAAAAAGGCGATAAACATTGTTTTGTTCGTTCTACTGCATTTTCTTTGGTAGGCGATGAGAAAGTAGCAAAGTTTTCTACTGATCAGGATGCTTTTTTTAAAGCGGAAGCAAAGGAAAAAGCCAAAGCGAAAGCGGATGCAAAAAAGAATGTAACGGCAGAAGTAGAAACAACCGAAACTAAATAAAAAAATATGTACATAATAAACGACAGTTATTTTCAACATCCTTCTCGTGTAATTCCAAATTTGGATGAGGCAGACAGCACAACGTTTTCCAGCCTTGAGTTATTGATTGACGAAAATTGTCGTTTGTTGTTGCGTATGTTCTTAACTAATGCCGAAATAATCGAACTCGAAACCTATTTAGTTGCTGGTATTTTTCCAACTAATACAACTGGAATACCTCAAAAATGGATAGATTTAGTAAACGGCAAAGGCAATTGGAAGGGACTTGTTTACAGTTTGGGAACCGCAAAACAATCATTGTTAGCAGACTATGTTTACTACTTTTTTTTAGTAGATGAAGTTAGTTATATTGCAGGGGTTGGAGATGTTAAAGCATTGCCAAAGGGAGCGACGGGCGTTAATCCTACGCAAAGAATTGTAAGGGTTTGGAATGAATTTGTAAGGGAGTATCAAGGCGCAAATGACTATTTTTATCATTCTTACACAACCGTTTTTGATTTTAATGATGAATTAAGAGACGATTCTTTATTAAAATTTATTTATGATAATCCAATTTACTTAAACAGAAATCCTAAAATATTTGAATTTCAAAATCAGATTGGAATATGATAGTTTCAGAAAACATACTAAAAGAAATATTTTTGCAGTTGCCGCCTTTTAAAGACAGCAACGACAAAGATTTTCCTATACGTTATGAATGGGGCGATCAAGCAGACTTAATTTTATTTTTAAAAACCATTGCAGGAAATAAGTACCCTTTAATTTGGTTAACATCTGGAGACGAAACCGTAAATAGATACAATCATTCCTTAACGAGAGTTTGTCGATTGCTTTTGGTAAAGGAAAGTAAGTTAGTTACAAATAGAAATCCGACCGTCTGGAATACTGAATTTGAAAACGTATTAAATCCGTTATTAAAAAACGTAATTACAGCCCTTGAAAAGAGCGGTGTAACTACAATTATCGGAGATTATACGCAAAGAAAAGAGGCAAACTATACAGAGGAAGACTTGACCAAAGTAACTGATTTTTCAAACGTCATTGTTTTAGATATTACTATTCAATTTGAGGAGAAGGCGAACGGAGAGCCTAAATGCATTAATACAATTAAATTCTAACAAATGGCAAAAAAAACAGTAAGCAAAGAGGAAAGTTTTAAAGTATTAAAGCAATTCACAAAAGATCGGGTTTATAACCAAAGCGAAACTATTTCGCTAAACAATAAAAAAGAAATTGAATTTTTAAAAATAAACAAATACATCAAATAAAATGGCATTATCAGATTTATTAGCACAATTAGACGTTGTCGCGTGCGATGCGGGAGACGTAAAAGGAACGGGGTTGGCGGGTTGTCCGTTCGATTGGGATAGAATTGAAACAGTGGAATTTTCCGCTAAAAGTTTTCGATATTCTGATGCTCAGGACCTAGATTATATCAAGGAGCAACAGCAACTTGGAAATTTAGTAATTGTAAAAGGTTACGAAAGTTTCACACAAAATACACCAGATCCAAACGTTAATACGGTTGAAGGTTCAGGGTTTAAGCAAGTAACTGGAGAAATGCCTACCGAATTTACAGGCGTTTTAAACAACGGAGTGGTAAATTGGAAAGCGTTAAGAACTTTAAACGGAAAAGACAATTACAATGTAGCATTTTACGATGT